TCCAAGTGGACCAAAGAGGACTGGGGCACTAAGTCAGGTAAACCCTCCACACAAGGCCCCAAAGCTACTGGCGAGAGATATTTGCCAAAGAAGGCACGAGAAGCTCTCTCCAGTGAAGAGTACAAGCGTACAAGTGCCAAGAAGAGAGAAGACACCAAGAAAGGGAAGCAGTTCTCCAAGCAGCCCGAAAGTGTTGCAAAGAAAACAGCGAGGTTTAGATGACTAAACAACTTACAGAGATGCAGCAGAAGTTCCTTGATGTCCTCTTCGAAGAGGCTCGGGGTGATTTTGTCAAAGCAAAGAAACTTGCAGGCTACAGCGACACGTATTCGACCAAGCATATTGTAGAGTCCATTGAGTCTGAGATTGCTGAACTCACCAAGAAGTATATCGCCCACATTGGTGTCAAGGCTGCTTACAGCATGTACGAGGTCATGACTGATCCTACTGCTCTCGGCAATAAAGAGAAGATGGCTGCTGCTAAGGACTTGCTTGATCGTGGTGGATTTAAGCCCAAGGATGAAGTTAAGGTTGAGACTGATACTCCCCTCTTCATTCTCCCTTCCAAGAAAAGTGATTGACAGTTTCTGTTGTTTGTATTATAAGTAACTTATGCCAAAGATCAAAAAAGAATGGAGACTCCCCAAGCCAATCGACCACGGTGACCACTTCGAGTGGAAGCCTGTTGTCAGAAGCGGGAGAATTATGCCCTTCGGGTACAAAGAAGACCCAACTGACCCAGACGTACTGCTACCTATTCCAGAAGAACTGGAACTCCTTGAGCAAGCAAAGAAGCACCTCAAGAAGTATTCCTACAGAGCGGTAGCAGCATGGCTGACTGAGCAGAGTGGTAGAACCATTTCTCACGTAGGTCTGTATAAGAGGATTAAGCTTGAGTATAAACGTAAGACAGAGGCTGCAAACCAACGCTACTTTGCCGAAAAGTACAAAGCGGCCCTCGAAAAAGCCGAAAGACTCGAAGCCAAAATTGGAGGCACCTCAACCAGAACCCACGTCAGTACTGACAGTTCCGGCCCAAGCAATCCCACAGAAGATTGAGGTAGAAAAGGCTAGGGAAATTATCTTCTCCCCTAATCCCGGCCCTCAGTCAGAGTTTCTTTCTGCAGATGAACAAGAAGTATTGTATGGTGGTGCAGCGGGTGGTGGTAAGTCCTACGCTATGTTGGCTGACCCAGTTCGTTACCTGAACAACCCCCATGCCAAGATGCTTCTGGTCCGTAAGTCTACAGAAGAACTCCGAGAACTAGTTTCTGTTTCAAAGATGTTGTACCCCAGAGCCATTCCGGGGATTAAGTTTTTAGAAAGAGACAAGACTTGGGTAGCCCCTTCAGGTGCAACACTCTGGATGAGCTACCTTGATGCTGATGATGACGTTACTCGCTATCAGGGTCAGGCATACAACTGGATTGGTTTTGACGAACTTACTCAGTGGGCCAGTCCTTACGCTTGGAACTACATGCGCTCTCGTCTCCGCACAACGAAAGACAGTGGCCTAAAGCTCTACCAGAGGGCCACTACTAACCCCGGCGGGGCAGGACATCACTGGGTTAAGAAAGCCTTCATTGATCCCTCTCCACCCGGTAAATCTTTCTGGGCTATTGACCCAGAGACTGGTGAAACTCTACGCTGGCCTAAGGGTCATTCTCGTGAGGGTGAGCCACTCTTTGAAAGACGCTTTATCCCTGCAACCCTCTTCGACAACCCTTACCTAGCCGAAGATGGAATGTATGAAGCCAACCTCTTGTCTCTCCCTGAGCACCAGAGAAAGCAGCTTCTAGAAGGTAGTTGGGACACTGCAGAGGGTGCAGCCTTCCCAGAGTTTAATCGTAGACTTCATGTAGTAGAGCCTTTTGACATCCCTAGCAGTTGGCCAAGATTTCGTGCCGCAGACTATGGTTACAGTTCTTACACTGGTGTCCTTTGGTTTGCTGTGGCCCCTAGTGAGCAGCTTATTGTATACAGAGAATTGTACGTCTCTAAAGTTCTGGCAGAAGACCTAGCAACAAAGGTTCTTGAGGCTGAGTCTGGAGAGAAGGTACGGTACGGTGTTCTTGACTCCTCTCTGTGGCACAAGCGTGGGGATACTGGCCCCAGTATTGCTGAGCGTATGATCCTCAAAGGATGCCGTTGGCGTCCCTCAGACAGAAGCAGAGGCTCTCGTATCGCAGGCAAGAACGAAATCCACAGACGCCTACAGGTTGACGAGTACACTGACGAACCACGTATGATTATCTTCAATACTTGCAAGAACCTGATCTCTCAACTACCCTCACTTCCTCTGGACAAGACTAACCCTGAGGATGTGGACACAAAAGCAGAAGACCACCTGTACGACGCTCTTAGATACGGGGTTATGACCCGACCGAGGAGTGGCCTGTTTGATCTTGATCCTAATGCTGGACGTACAGGCTTCCAGATTGCTGACAATACCTTCGGCTACTAACACAAATTGGAAATGAGAATGGAAGAAGACAACATCTCCCCCGACAGCGTCAAGATGCTTGCCGTCAAGGATACTTCTGGCGACTCGCCTAATGACAAGCCTGCTGGTGGCATTGTTGCTTACGTTGAAGAACGCTTCTCTAAGGCTGAGACTGCGCGAGAGACGGAAGAACAGCGTTGGATCAAAGCATACCGCAATTACCGTGGTCTGTATGGTCCTGATGTCCAATTCACTAAGACTGAGAAGTCCAGAGTTTTTGTCAAAGTATCTAAAACTAAAGTACTTGCTGCCTTTGGGCAGATGACCGAGGTGCTCTTCGGTGGTAATAAGTTCCCAATTACTATTGATCCTACTACGCTTCCTGAGGGTGTGGAAGAGTCTGTTCACATTGAGACTAACGACGAAGTAAAGAAGGCAGAGAAGGCTGGTGGTCTTGAGCCTCTGCTTCCCGGCGAGACAATGCCTGAGTACCGTGAACGTCTTGGTGGGCTTCAAAAGATGCTTGAGCCTATTGAGGATGTGCGTCCCGGTCCCGGTGTAACTCCGTCTCAGGTCACCTTCGAGCCTGCTATGATTGCAGCAAAGAAGATGGAAAAGAAAATCCATGACCAGCTTGAGGAGTCTCATGCTTCGAAGCACCTTCGTTCTACTGCCTTTGAGTGTGCACTCTTTGGTACTGGCGTGATGAAGGGTCCGTTTGCAGTTGATAAAGAGTATCCTAGCTGGGACGACAAAGGTAATTACAACCCCAAGATCAAGACTGTCCCTATGGTCTCTAACGTCTCCATCTGGAACTTCTACCCAGACCCGGATGCCAACAACATGGAAGAAGCTGAGTACGGCATTGAGCGTCACAAGATGTCTCGTAGCGAACTCCGCAAACTTGCTAATCGCCCCTACTTCCGTAAGAATGAGATTGATATTGCTGTCAAGGCTGGCCCCAACTACATTAAAGAGTGGTGGGAACAGGTCATGGAAGACGATGCCCAGCAGCCTTCCACAGAGCGTTACGAAGTCCTTGAGTTCTGGGGCAACGTGGACATGGAAATTCTCAAGAACCATAACGTAGAAGTTCCTGCTGAGCTTAAGAACAAACCTGAAGTGTCTGTCAACGTGTGGGTCTGCAATGGCAGAGTCCTGCGCCTTGTGATGAACCCCTTCACCCCTACCATTATCCCCTTCTACGTTGTTCCTTACGAGATCAACCCCTACTCCATGTGGGGCATTGGTGTTGCAGAGAACATGGACGACACCCAGACCCTGATGAACGGTTTCATGCGGATGGCAGTAGATAATGCTGCTCTGAGTGGCAACCTGCTGATTGAAGTTGATGAGACTAACCTTGTACCCGGCCAAGACCTCGAAGTCTATCCCGGTAAAGTCTTCCGTCGTGAGGGTGGCGCTCCGGGTCAGGCTATCTTCGGTACTAAGTTCCCCAACGTCTCGAATGAAAACATGCAGATGTTCGACAAGGCTCGTGTCCTTGCTGATGAATCTACTGGTTTCCCCTCGTTTGCACACGGACAGACTGGCGTGAGTGGTGTTGGTCGTACTGCCTCGGGCATTTCTATGCTGATGTCTGCCGCTAACGGTTCTATCCGTACTGTGGTCAAGAACATCGACGACTACCTGCTTGCCCCTCTGGGTAAGGCTCTGTTCAGCTTTAACATGCAGTTTGATTTCGACCCTGAGATCAAGGGTGACTTGGAAGTTAAGGCTGCAGGTACTGAGTCTCTGATGGCCAACGAGGTTCGTTCTCAGCGCCTGATGCAATTCCTTGGTGTTGTTCAGAACCCTGTGCTTGCTCCCTTCGCTCGTATGGATTACATTGTCCGTGAGATTGCTAAGTCTATGGACCTTGATCCCGATAAGGTTGCAAACTCCATGCAGCGGGCTGCTATCCAAGCTGAACTCCTCAAGACCTTCCAAGCATCACAGCCCCCTGCTCCTCAAGCCCCTGCACCCGGTCAGGCTCCTGCAGGTGTTCAGGCTCAGGACACTCAAGGCTCTGGTGGTGGTAACATGGGTACTGGCTCTGTCCCTACTCCGGGTGAGCAAGGCTTTACGGCAAACACTGGTGAGGGTGCACAGTGAACCTAAAGCCTTTCGTAAACAACAGAGAACTCTGGGATGACTTCTTGGTGGAACTGCAAGAACGTATTCAAGCCTGTCACAAGAAGTTGGAACAGTTGACTGACCCGGTAGACTTTCATCGTACTCAGGGTGAAATCCAAGCCCTCCGCAAACTAGAGCAACTCCGTGACAAGGTTAATGCTAAATGACCGAAGACGAACAGACCAAGAATGCCTTCACTCGGATTGAAGACATTAGTGCACAGAACGTCCCTCTTATTGCTGGGCCTGACGACACTGTTGTGGGTTTTGACGAACTTGGTGGCACAGTCTACAGGTCAAGAACAGGCCAAGAGTATACCCTTTACCCTGAGACTAAGACCAAACAAGAGCGGCCTATTGTTACTGCTGCAAAGGCTGTAGGTGATTATGTCTCTGATCCCTCTTTGCCATCTCTGGAAGAGACCTCAGAGTTTGCTAAGGAAGCAGTTAAAGGGGCCTACGAACCTTTCCGTAAGATTGCTTCTGGTGACAGCCCTACCTATGGG